ATTAATTGCTACAGTGTTTTTTTTGTACTCAAAAGGCATTTCTTTAAACGTTGTCCCTCTGTAGTGTTTTAGGTTTAGGCTCATTTTCTATTTTTTTTAAAAATATTTCTAATTTCTTTTCGTTTTCGGTTTTCGGTTTATAAGTTGTATTTTTCATCTCAAAAACCACCCTCCAAAGTTCGTGCTTAATGTCGGATATTGTTCACCAATTGTAGCATTGTAATACTCGGGATATAGTCCATAATTTACTAGCATATAATCTATAAATTTTTGCGTGTAATTTTGTGCTATTTGTCGTTCCTTTTCTATCAAAAAATCTACCTCGCCTTTTTCTACAGTTGTGCTGTTTTCGCTATTGTGTTTGAATACTCCTTTGTTACCGATTTGATACGCAACAAAAGGCATTATTTCAACCATTGCCCAATGAATAACCATCGGTTTGATATAATCATTAAGCAAAGTTACGTAATTTCCTGCCAAAGTACCCGCCACAATATCGTCGTTAATTTTCTTGAATAGCTTTGACCCAAGAAAATTATAAATGTGTGTGTCCTGTGCTATTTTTAAAAATTGTTCAAGTCGATCATTGTCAATATTACCGTTTAGAGCGGTAAATTGTTTCAATTCTTTTAGTGTTATAAAAAGTGCATTTGCCATAATTACATATCGTGGGGTGCTACATACCCTCTTTTGTCGTTTGTTGGTGCAATCTCTCCCGCTTTTCTTACGTCTGCGGGCGTTGATTGTTGCGCTGCTGTATTTTTACCCGTTCCAATTTTTCTATACATTTCGCGCGTCCAGAAATGCTTACAAGTTCCGAAGTTGTAATTGTCGCTTAACTTACCACCGCCTTTCCAAAGAAAAATATCATACGGTTTATTTGGGGTAGGTGCCATACCAAATCCAGGATTAACATTGTCTTTTGACATCGCCTCAATATCTTCTTTTCGGTACAACTTATTCGCCTGCATCATTTTTTTGCAGAATTCACGCTCGGGGTTTGGATTTCCACTATAACGGTAACGCGTTATATATTTTTGCGTGTCCTCTCTTGAAGGACTTTTTGTTTTAGCAACCCCCGTACTTGCGAAATTCCAAAGTTTAGATAATAAAGTAGGCTCGTTTAATTTCTTTAAATCCAAATCTAGTTGGCTTTCTGTGTCGTAATTAACCGCGTCGGCACTTACTAGCTCCCATTCGTTTGAATCCAAATCGTGACCGTAAGAATCAATTACAATAGCTGACATTTTCACGGGTTCGATCGGTGCAACTATTGGTAAATCGTAGTCTAGTAAAGGATTTAAAGGCTTTAAATATAAATCTAAACTAACACCATTAAAAGCTAAAATCTTGTCTAATTGCTCGCAAATAAACTCTTGTGGTGGTTTTATTACGTTGTTTTGAAATAGTAAAAAAGCGTTTTTCATTTCGTCGGCATTTGAACTGAAACCACCCGCGCTTGGAATACCAAAAAGAAGTCCTGAAGTTACACCGTGTGAGAGCATAATCTTACCTCTTGCTTCATTGCTGATATATTCATATTGCTGTGATGCATTGTCTAACGGTACGCTGTCGATTGTAGTCTTTTTGGTTTCATCTGAATTAAAAGCCACAATTATTTTGTCTCCACTAGCTCCAGTTGCTTTCTTCTTTATACTTTCGACGGTTAATCTTTGCGTTTCCTCGTCCGGTACACCATTGTTGAAATTTATAATTTTCAAAGGCGAAAATTGGCTTTCAACTAATGAAATCAAATACTCGGATATATTTTCTTCTAATTTTGCATACGGTAAACCACCGATATAAGAAACGTTTGAAAAATATTTTTGCCCAATTGTATATTGACCGCAAACCATAATTTCTAGTGACTTATTTCCGCTACCAAAAGTAGGTAGCGGCATAGGTGGAAAATCTCTCAACTTATTCCAATTATCTGAGTAGTAATAATTTTCAATTACGCCATCAGCATTGCATTTTTCAGGTCTTAAATTTTGAATTGGCAAATGCTGAATTTCAACTATCTTTTTTTTATTTCTCGAGTAGATAATTTGTAACGCAAATTGACCAAGTAAATAATAGTCCGTTATTGCTTTACGCATTGTATCTTTTGAAAATAACATTTTCATTTGAGCGTATTCGTTTGGCTTTCTAAATCCATCACGCGCATCTAATCCTTTGCCATAAATCAGTTTAACAATGTTATTAATTACTTGGTTATTGGTAGTAGAGTTGTTGTAACGATCAATTAAAAATTGATAATAATCATTTTTTTCACCATACTTTACCCATTTATCCTGTCGGCTTTCGACTGCTTTAGGTGGATTGTATGCCGCTAATTCAATCACATGTGTATTACTCATAAATTACGTATGTATTTTCGTTAATTGTGTAGTTTTTAAGTTCTTGACTTGTGCAAAAAACTTTGTCAAGATAAACCACTTTGTCAACATTCAAGACTTTTAAATCATAAAATTCGCCCTCTTTTAAATCGAAAACGGATGATGCAATTAAATAATATTTGTCAATATAAAATTCAACCGCGTGACTAATGCCGTTCAAAGTAAGCGAAGTAGCCTTTAATTCTTTTGGAATAAATTTGATTGTTTGAATATCGGTTGTCGGTCTTAAATGTATCATACATTGTAAACGTAAAATGTCTTTTTTGTTTTATCTTTGTAAAAAAAAAATATGAAAAATTATTTGGTATTTTACGGTGGTGATTTTTACCCGCTTGGTGGTATGTTTGATTTTAAAGAAAGTTTCGATACAAAAAAAGAAGCCAATGATTTTTTAGAAATCAACAAAGAAAAATATTGCTGGTGCCATATTTACGACTTGGATTTATCTGAAATTGTTTATAAAATTGAATAAAAAAAGCCATCAATTACGATGGCTTTAATTCTCCTTTCTTTTAAAATTATGTTCCTAATACAATCGTGAATCCTGCACCCGTCAAAGTATTATCAATAAAATTCGCTGCTATTGGCTCTTCACCTTTTAATTCTAAGGTGTATCCGGATGCATCGCCCAAGTTGGTACCTGTTGCAATTGTTCCGCCCGTTACTTCCATTCCTCTTTTTAAACCACAATAGAAAAAATTGCCGTTGTTATCTTCAACAATTACTTGTGGTTTTCCCCACGTTAAAAGTTTCAATTCTTTGTGGTCCTTCATTGTTAACTTTGCTAAAGTCAACTTTAAATTTTGCTCAAAAAAAGTAGTCCCTGCATCTCGTGAACTTACAATCGTTTGGTCAAAACTATTCGCTCCTTTTAAATTGAACTTAAAGGCTTGTGGAGTTCCTAATACTGTCGCTATTGCATCGGTATCGGTTACATCATAAGTTACGCCTGTAGCATCACCCGCTGTAATATCTGCCATATCTTTATATTTTAAAAGGGCTATATTTCAAGCCCTTGTTAATTTTTATTATCCTACGTATAAAACGTTAAACTTTTGGTTTGCTACGTGCGCTCCAATCGACATTACAGATTTGATAAACATATCTTCTCTGTTGTTTGCTATCTTTTCGATTTTCAAAGTATTGTTATCGCTTTCCAAATCAGTTGCCCAAATAACGTGCGATTTCAACATTGCTATTACTACATTGTTTGGAATTGGCACGAACTCTATTTTAACACCGTTAAAATAAAAGTTAGTTGCGCTAGCATCTACGTCGAAAGGTTTTTTGAAATCTGTAACAACATTGTTGGCCGCAACAATCATTTGTTTAAGATTCTTTGGAGCGTAAATAGTTGGTTGTTCAGAACCCGCTAAAACCTCAGCAGGAATAGCCAAATAAATTTTGTCAAATTCAGCTTTTATGTTTCCAACTGTCAAAGTCGTTCCAGCTACTTTTACTCTAGTACCTAATGAAGGAGTTGATGTTGCATTTGAGCTATTGTAAATCATTTTTGATACAACTCCGTCAAGTTGTAAAGTTCCACCCGCTGGAGTTAAAGAAGCAATTAATGTTTTTTCAGCTGCTCCAACTTGATTTTGAGCCGTTCCCGCTGTTAATGCTGCAACTGCTGTTTGAGTAGTTGTTTTCACACCGCTCCAAAACAAAGTTTCTAATGCTGATGACATT